CCAGGGCCTCCACCGCCCGGCAGTTGATGGTAAGGATATCCCATTCCCCGCTCTGCGAAGTGGTGGCCTCGGGGAGCTTGGTAATACGGAAGCGGTAGGTGCCGACGGGAGGGAGGGGCGGCTTTTCAACGTCTTCCATTTTCTTGCTGGCGATATCTGCGAAGTTAAGAGCCATAATTATAGTTCCTTCAATTGAGCAAAGATGGTTGCCAAACCCGTCTCTAGTGGTAGTTCTGCCTCGACCTTCGGGTTCGGCATTTTCAGGTCGATTACGCCGGTGGGGAGCGTCTTAATCTTTCGGCGTACATTCTTGCCAGAGCCTGATGCTTCGGCCAGAACCATAGTGTTAAAGTACATCGGAATTTTAGGGCCAAGGGCGGTGCCGATGCTGTTCACATACCCCTTGTTCACATTCTCTATTACCTCCTTATAGTTAATGTGAGAAGAAACGATCACGTTTTGTTTGAACTCAGGGCCGGTGAGCAAGGCTAGCGTGTCCTCTACTGCGGCCTGGCTTTGCCCGTACCATTGCCTCGGGTCTTTGGCTGTGGGGTTCATGCCCCTGGCCCAAGCGAAAGCAGCGCGGCCAAAAGAACTAAGGGTGTCGAGGACTAGCACACCTTTAGGGTCAGCGATCTCGGCCCACTCGGTTAGCTGGTCCAGTGCGGCAGTGAAAGCCTTGGGAGTTCCCTTAATCATCGGGCCTTGCTTCGTGCTGCGGTACTCATCGCGGAAGGTGGCGTACTCTACTTTGGATAGGTCGGCACCGGCGAGCTTAGCGAACTGGACGAGGCTGTCTAGGCCATTGTCCATGTCGAGGATGCGGAGGTTGTAACCGGCCTGCAAGAGGCTGACGAGAGAGCCGGTCTTGCCGGTGCCGCTGTCTCCGATATAGATAATCTTAACGTAGTCGGATGACTGGTGCTGGTCAAGTGTCGGCATGTATAATTCCTACTGTAGTTAGGGCAACTTGCATGGAGCGTAAGCCGATGTAGAATGCTGCGGCCTGGCGATCGCGACAATACTCAGCCGTGTATTCCATAGTAACTTCGATTGGATTAGTGAACGCCTCGCCGTGGACAAAACGCTTACGATCAGTGGCAATAAAAGTTTCCGGAGTTACTTGAATGATTTCCCACTGTTTCCGCTCTTCAACGAAGGCTTCCCAAAGCTGGTAGGTGATTGGTGCAAATTCCATCTCATCTTTCCTTCATCGGGTTCCACTGAACCCCTTGCGTAAATTCACCAGCCAAGAAATTAGGACGCACTGACGGTGAACGTGCGCAAATGAACCTGAACTCGCAGCCGCCGTAATTGGAGCACGAACTCGGGTTCATAGGGAAGTAGTTCTCCTGTACGGCTAACCTCCCCAGCGCGATGGTGTGCATTGCATTGTCATACCACTCGGCCAGCTGCCCGTCATCACGGAAGGTGAAGCCGCGTTCAAAGCGAGTAAAGCCAACGGCTATTTGCGCTCCATCAATCATCACGCCCTTGACAGGGAGGTTGAAGATGGCCTTGCCGGCGAAGGTGTAGAGGCTCATTTGGGTGTCGGGGTTGAAGCCCTCGAAGAAGCGCGAGCTAATAGTCGATCCAGTAGTTTTCTGGTCTTGTACGTAGAGCTTGCCGGAGTAGTCAACGAGGCGATCGAGGTGTCCGCATAGTATGATGTCGTCATCGACTGGAAGTTTGAAGGAGTGTTCAACGGCCGCAGAACCATCCGAGAGGATAACGGTGGCGCAGGGGTCGTCCTTGAACTGATCGAGGTACCAGACAATAGTGCGGATGAGGTTCTCGCGAGTCTTGGTGTTGTGATCCGACTCCCAAGCAGAGCCAGTACCTCTAAGAACTCCTTGTCCATCACAATTCCTACATACATCTATTTCAACAGAGTCTCCCGCGTCTATTTGTATTTCACCCTGTCCATTACAAACTAAACAAACATCATGATGCCATGTAGCAATCAGCGCCTCATGCACTACGTCGCACACTGCGGCCTCGTAGTCAACCCCGGCTGCGATAGCCTTGTGGAAATCCTCGAGCGCGGTTGCATACCAGCCGCCGAAGAGAAGGTGGACGGACTTCCGCGCTGGTTGCCAGCGGTCGATCATCTTGTACTGATACTTACGCAGGCAGGTTTCGGCAAGTTTGATTGAGGTCGAATCCCAGGCATATTGCGCGCCGGACTCGTCAAAAGGATCAGGCATTGTGTTCCTCCATTTAGAACAGGTTAGATGCTAATGGTGATGCTGCCGGCGAGGTCACTTAGCGCCTTCTGCTTCACGGTCTTGGGCTTCGTGCTCCCGGCCTTCATATTCCCAGCGTTAAAGGCGTGGCGGGACTTGCGCATCTCGACCACTATCGTGGATAGGTCCTCTTGGGTCAGGGATAGGGGATCGCGGGCGAAGAGGGTAGCGAGGTCAGTCATAGCTTTGACTCCGGCAGGTTGGTGATCGGGGTAGCCCCGGCGCTTTCACACTGTTCAATGAATTTGCGGATCACGGAGCGGATGATAGGTCCAGCGCCGTGGTCGGGATAGAGTAGCTGTAGCCGTTCGTAATCCCCGGCGAACAGGTTTAGCGTGTGCTTTTGTAGTTCGTCACTCATGGTCAGGTTTCCTTAAAATCCAGAGGTCGCCGTTACCCATCGGTGAAATGACAAAGGCTAAAGGGTTAAACTCAGGGTTAGTCTTGCGCACCGGGTAGAGCTTCGAGCGTAGGAACTCCGGGTCAGGGGTGGCTACGCAGATGCCGCAAGGGGAGCGCAATGCCTCATATAGTAGCTCGAGGAGCACTAGGTCGGCCAAGCTAGTCGTCCCACTTCATCAAGAGGACGTGGTATTTGCCATCCCTGTCTACGATTTTCGCGGTGACGGACTGACCGGCCTGGAGGCGCTCGCTGATGCGGTAGTTGTTCTGGCGGGCGATGAAACCGATGTGCTCACCGGATGAATAAACCGCTACAGCCATCGGGTCATAGGCGTTCTCGGGATCAGCGACCAACTCAACTTCGTCCCCGATGGTCAGGGCGTTGGCGATGGAGCGAGCTTCGCTCGGGCGGAAGTGGGTGCCTACTAGGTTTGAAAAGATTTCCATTTGCGTAACTCCTTGGTGGGAGGAAATGGGCCAGGGGAAAATGGAGGTAAACCCCTGGCCCACCGAAGGGCTTACGCCCCTCTAACTCGTAGCGAGACTAGATACCATCAACTCCGCCAACCGCGGCGAGGAGTTCATCAGCCTGCTTACGCTTGGCATCGACGTTCTTCTTCGCAGCCTTGAGCACGGCGTCGGTGCTGGCGATACGATCGACCTCGGCATCGACCTTGTCCTTCCACTCGTCGTCGGTGACGCCATCGGGAGTGACGGTGATCTTGCGGCCGGTGGTGGCGAGGTGGTCCTTGAGCAGCTCGCGGGCGATCTTGCGGGCTTCGCGCTCGTAGGGATCGACCGAGCGGCCAGAGCCTTCGGAAACCGTGCGGAAAATATAGTCAGCATCAACGGCGGCGACGAGGGCGACGATCTCGGCCTCGGGCTTGCCCTCTTCCTGCATTTCCTTGATCTTGGCGCGGACATTGTTGCCTACATTCTCGCTGCGGGTCTGGTTCAAGACCTTGGCTTCGAGCTCCGTTAGAACGTGGCCGGCGACATAGGGCTGGGAAATGGCGAAAGAGAGGCCATTGATAACTTTGGGCTTGGTATCAGGCATTAAGATATTCCTTGTGCTTGTGTGATCGGTGGCGACGGTGCCGGGGTTACATTAGGATAGGGGTTTGCTTTTGTCAAAGGATTAATGCAGGGGGTGGTATGGTTTTACCCATTTTTGGTAGGGCCATACCACACTCAATCATAATCATAATCATTGTAATCAGGTGGGTTTTCATAGGCCCAATCAGTTATCTTCTGTTCCTCTTCTTCAGTAAGTTCAAAGGGTTGCCCATTAAGCAGCACTTTTTCAATCTCGAACTCATCAGGATCGGCTGGATCAGTCCAGGTAGCAGGGGAACCGTGGCGATAACCTCCTTCGATTTCTATCTCGAATGAATCTTCACCGCGTTCAATAGTCCACTCAAAATAATGCCGCATCTTAAGCTCCTACATAATCACGCGAGCGCACATAGGTTAATGTTTGTTTCGCCCTGGTTTGGATCACGTACTTTAGGTTCGGCTCTTGTTCATCCGACCCAATCAGTTCCTGGTCAAGGAAGTAAACGTGATCGAACTCCAGGCCCTTCGCCTTATGGCCGGTGAGTAGCTTTAACGGCCCGGTCGAGTTGCATAGGTGCTCGGCATAGGCAACTGCCTCGGCCAGGTTCGTGCCCTGCATAGCGAACAGCTTCATGCACTCAGCCCGGTCTTCAATCCCAGGGTGGGCACGCTTTTTGTTCTTTTCCTTCTCCTTTGCTTCCCATGCATCAATGCACTGCATCACTGCGTCTTGGGGCATGGAGCGGTCACCGAACTTGCGCATGATTTTGAGTAGGCCTTTAGCAATATCCGCGTTGCCTACCTCGGTGTGCCGGCCGGCCTTGAGTAGCTTGATCGCCATCGCAAACAGGGGCGCGTTGTTGCGGCAAAGGATCGCGGCTGAGTCGGGCACATCGTCCGTTCCCCAGCCGGCCAGCGCGGTTACGGTTCCCTCCTTGGCCCAAGCGGGGGAGTTGATGTGAGGGGCGCGCCACCGAACGTGGTCAGCGACTGCTAGGGGCAGGCGGAACGAGGTGGAAAGGACTAGTTCGCGCATATTGAACTGCTCCTTAAGCAACGACATTGAGTCCTCGTGAGCGCCGCGGAACCCGTAGATGGCCTGGCGGCTATCACCCACGGCTATGAGCCGCTTCTTGCACATCTTGCGCAGGGTAGCGTGGTTCAGTGCGCTGAGGTCCTGGGCCTCGTCAACTAGAACGAGGGGGTAGCGCGGGAAGGCCCCGTGGAAGATGGTGGGCATAAAAATCTGGTCGTTGTAGTCGCAGACGCCTTGCATGGACTGGTTGATGTCAGCGATGGCAACGTCGCGGATGCGGCC